ACATCATGGACGATGCAGAGGCCACAAGGCAGGTTATCGAAAATGCAAAAAGTGAACTGAAGGCATTTCAAATTAGGTATTCAAAACTCGCTGAACTATTTGAGTTCTGCGCATTATTCAACGAAATTAAAAAAATCAATAACAAATGAAAATAACAACAGGCAAACAACAACGCGCCCAGCGCGTAGTGCTCTACGGCGTGGAGTCGGTCGGCAAATCGACCTTCGCGGCGCAGTTCCCGACCCCGCTCTTTCTCGACATCGAGGGCGGCACCAGCCACCTCAATGTCGATCGGTGCGACATCGGCAGCTGGAAACAACTCACCGACTCACTGTCGGAGGCTAAAGCCACCGACTACCAGACCATCGTTATCGACAGCGCGGATTGGGCAGAGCGGCTCTGCGTCGAGGACTTGCTGGCAAGCAGCAAGAAGACCAGCATCGAGGACTTCGGCTTTGGCAAAGGCTGGGTCATGGTGGCCGAGCGCATGAGCCGGATGCTCACGAGCGTCGATGCACTCATCGATGCCGGCAAGAATGTCGTCTTGATCGCTCACAGCAAGATCGTGCGGTTCGAGGCACCGGATGCTCTTGCGGCCTACGATCGCTACGAACTTAAACTCAGCAAGCAAAGCTCGCCTTTGCTCAAGGAGTTCGCGGACGAGCTTTGGTTCTTGCGTTTCAAGACCAAGGTCAGCACCACCGACACCGGCAAGGGCAAGGGCATCGGCGGCAAGGAGCGGATCTTGCTAACGACACACAGCGCGGCCTACGACGCGAAGACCCGCAGCGGGCTGGCGGAGGAGCTGCCGCTCGAATGGGCCAGCGTCTCTCACCTGTTCCCAGTCGCAAAGGCGGCACCAGCACCGGCATTAGCACCGACCATCTGCAAAATCGAGGATTGGACGATCGAGGTCGCCAAGCACGGCGATGCAGCGACATCATTTCTCCGGGCCAAGGAGCAGATAACAGCCGAGCAGGACTGGACAGAGGCATCCGACCGAGTGCTGGAGCGTATCCGGCAGGATGTGCCGAAGTTTCTGGCTACGGTGGCGGCGTTTCACGACCTCACAGCGGAGGCGAAATGAAAGAGCTATCGCCAAGTATGCTGCCAAAGCTGGACGGCTGCCCGGTCTACGTCTCGCAGTGGACGACAAGTCCGGCTGCGGAGCGCGGGACGCGAGTCGATCGGTGGATACGCGACCGAATCCACATTATTATGGATCACGAGCCGATGCCGGAGGAGGAAAAGGAGACGGTGATGTGGGGAGTCCGCAAGCTACTCGAATTAGCTGGCGACCACGACATGGAGTGCCGCGAGACGCACCTTGCAATGTCTGTCCCTGCCTTGAGCAGGGTTGGCACCGCGGATGCGCTCTGCGTGGCCGGTGGGTGGCTGGCAGATGTAAAGACGGGCCAAGTGCGAGATTATCTCGCACAGGCCGCGGCTTACAGCTGGGCTTGTATGGAGAGATATTTTGTCGACTACTGGGTTGCTCACATCATCTATGTAGATCAAAGGCTCGTGCGCACCTACGAGTTTACGATCGAGGAGGCTGAGAAGATCACGCGCAGAGCAATCGACCGGGCAACGTGGGTGCACGCTAAGCCAACGCCCTGCGAATACTGCGACTGGTGTGCCAACAAGGACACCTGCTCTGCTCTGGTCGTCCAGAGCAAAGCGGCGTTGGCCGAGGTGGCCTCTGTCAACAAAGACTCACTCACCATCATCCGCGACCGAATCCTTGCCGATCCGCATCAACACGCGGACTTCGTCAGTCGATACAAATTCTTCGTTAAAGAATTTGGAGACCCGCTCACAGAGGCGCTCAGTGCGCGGCTGGAGGCAGGCGAGCAGATCGACGGATGGAAGCTAACAAATCCGAAAGACAAGCAATATATCGAGCCAAAGACCGCACTGATGGTCGCTGGTCAATTCGATCCGCTAACCGCTTTTCTCGCCGGTGGCGGGAAAATGTCGGTCGAACAATTTCTCGAATTTGCGCAGGAGCTGCAAATCGAGAACCCACACAGCCTGATCAAATCAGCACCAGGCACAAAAGCCATGATCCAAACCAAAAAGAAAAACTAAAATGCCAACATACAAATCAAGCGAATTAAAACAGGCCGGACTCTACTTTGTAGAGCCTGGCGTTTACAAGATGGAGGTTGCAAATGCAACCGACAAGACGAGTCAAAACGGAAATGCCATGATCAAACTCGTGTGCAAAATCCTGATGCCGGACGGCTCCGCAGGCCCAGAGGTCTGGGATCACCTAGTATTTACTGCTAAGGCCGCGTGGAAGATCGATACGTTCCTGGCGTCGATCGGACAGGCTACGGTGCCCGGCGAGGACATCAATGTCGAGGCGATCGACCTGATCGGCGAGGTCGGAGTGGCCCTGATCGGCGAGGAGCCGGGGCAGACAAACCCCGACCACAAATTTAACTGCATCGAGCGTTGGATTTTCGGAGACGAGCGCGAGCGGTTCTTGGCTAGCAAGTCCAAGCCGGTCGAAAAGAAAAAGCCTGTCGTAACCGAAGAAGACGGAGACGAGATTCCGTTTTAGTCTAAACCGCAGTTACCGGGGCGCGGCGGGATACGCGCAGGAGTTTACCACCCATGAAAGACGACAATGAAATACTATTTACGCGCAACCTGCTGTGTGCGCTCATCGAGCAGGCCGTGCTCGACGCGCAGAACGAGACGCAATATATGAGCAAGAGCCTTAAGGAGCACCGCGAGGCCAACCAGCGAAGCGCAATCGCTTTTCTCAATTCAAAATTTTACGCAGACCTGTGCGAGGTGTTGAGTGACGCTTCTGGCGTTACGCTGCCGCACAAAAAGATCAGACAGAAGGCGCTCGCATGATCCTGTCACCTGACTTCCCAGACCACTACAAGACCAAAATCCTACTCCGACTCGCCGGTCATGCCGGCGTGTTTAGCCTGCTCAAATTGTGGTCGCAGTGCCAATTTCGTCGCAGCGAGAGGCTTGACAAGTCGCCGGAGATCGTCGCTGCAATCGCGGATTGGGACGGCGATCCGATGGTTTTAGAGCATGCTCTCATCGAGAGTGGCTTTGCCCGGAGGGACGGAGATGCGCTGATAATGCACCAATGGCAGGAGCAAAATAAACGCCTGTTTGCAAACCAGACGAACGGAGCGAAGGGCGGAAGACCGAAAAGCAGTGATCCTAAAGCCTTGAAACCAAGATCGCCTTTTAAGCTCTAAAATAACCCAACGGTAACCCAACGATAACCCAACGGTAACCCAACCGTAACCATCACTGGCTTAGATAGAGTAGACATACTCTATCGAGTATAGGCTACGCCTCTCTCGCCTGCGGCGAGAGGCGAGCCTTGAGACCAAAAAGCAACACCGAAATGCCGACGCTAAAAAGAAACGAAATACCAGAGCCGAAAAGTGGAGTGCCAAAAGCACCGACTGCGGAAAAAGCAGCGTTGTCGATCCTAGTCCAAAATTACGATGCTCTGGACGCAGCACGATGGGACGCTGACTTATTTTTCGAGCACAGCCACCGGGTCATTCTGTCCGCCGCCAAAGAGTGCCATCACAATGGCTATGCGCCAGACCTGTTTCGCCTCCAATCGGTGCTCGAAGAAAAAGGTCACATCGAAGCGGCTGGGGGATATCTTGGCATCACCGAAATTTACACCTCCTACCCGAGCCGAGACATCCCTACCGCTCTAGAGTTTCGGCAAGACCTGCTCAAGGCCCGCCGGTATCGCAGGGCAATGGCGAAGCTTGCCGAGAGCCGGGATGACATCCTCGGTCAGCGTGCCGATCTGGCGAGCCTGGCACAGCACCTGACCAACAACGACGACGAGGTCGTGCCGGCCGCAACGATCAAAGATCAATGCGAGATGCTGATAGCCGAACTTGAGCGCACAGAGAAGCCGGAACGGTTCGTGACCAACATTAAAGTCCTCGATCAAAAGCTCAACGGTGGGTTTGAGCGTGGGACGCTCGCTGTGTTTGCCAGCGAGACCTCGGGCGGTAAGTCCATTGCTCTGCTGCAAACCGCGCTCTGCGGGGCTTGTGACGCAAAGACGGGTATCATCTTCAGCCTTGAGATGAGTGTCGTTCAGGTGCTGTCTCGACTGGTCGCCTCTCAAAGCGGATGGCGGTGCGTGTCAGCCTTTGAAAAGCCAAACACTCAACACAGCCAGGGGATGATGGCAGGGATCGCTGCCATCTCGCGCCTGCCGATCACCATCATCGACCACATGAGCGATATCGAGTCCATCGAAAGTCTGTGCCGGCAAACGAAGCGCACCGGACTGGATTGGATCGTCGTGGACTACGTGCAACTCTGCTCGCCCTCGGCAGACAGCAAGAGCGAGACACGAGAGCAACAGGTCAACGAGGTCGTGCGGCGGCTCAAGCTGCTGGCACTGCAACTTAACATTTGCGTCCTCACCGCATCTCAACTCACCAAAGACGGAGAGTTGCGAGAGTCGCGAGCTATAGGCCATCACGCCGACTACGTCCT